TATGACGAGGGCGGCAAGGTGGTCCGCTATGGCTGGGACCAGGTGCTCCACATCCGGCAGGTATCCTGGGAGGACGGCCCCAAGGGGCTCTACGGCAACGGGGCGATCCGAGCCCTGGCCAATGACCTGACCACCGAGAAGAAAGCCGCCGAACTGGCCGCTAACAGCGCCGACCATGGCCAGCCGACCGGCATATTCAGCCCGGCATCAGAGGGCGACACCTGGAGCCAACAGCAAATCGCGGTCATGCGCGAGGCCTTCGATCGCCGCATGTCCAAGCAAGGGGCTGCCCTTTTCTTGGGGTCCGGTGTCAGCTACACGCCGCTCTCATGGTCGCCGCGGGACATGGAATACCAGGCCACCCGGGAGCTTGTCAGGCAAAGCGTGATGGCCTCGATCGGGGTCCCGCCCACCAGAATCGGGCTACCCAGCGCCAACTACGCCACAGCACGCGAGCAGGCCAAGCGGTACTTTGAAAGCCTAAAATCAAAGGCTGCCCTGGTAGACTCAGCCCTGACGCGACTGGCTCGCATGTTCTCAGACTCTGCGGATGTGCATGTCTCGCACGACTTCAGCGGGGTGGAGGCCCTCCAAGAGTCCAGGGATGCACGGGTGAACCGGGTACAGTCCTGGTGGCTGATGGGCATCCCATTGGCAGAGGCTGCAGCCCTGGAAGGGTTTGACGACATCATGCCGGAGGCAGAGGCAGAGGTGGAGGCAGAAGCCACGCCAGCGGCTGCTGGACCTTCCGACGGGGCGTCGGTGAGTGCTCAGGCGCTTAACGGTGCCCAGATCGCCAGCCTGCTATCTATCCTTGGTGCGGTGGCTGCCGGTGCTATCACCTTTGATGCCGCCATGGCGGTGGTGGGTGTTGCATTCCCAACCATCACGGAAGAGCAAGCGCGCCGGATCCTTGAGGGCGCCCAGGCGCTACCAGAAGCACCAGAGCAGGAGCAGCGCGCCGCCTTAGAGCAGCTGATTCACCGCCACGGCGTAGGCACCCTGGACCCGCTGGCGCGGTGGTTGGTGCTCGATGGTGGCGGATCGTACCAGGCACCACAGACTGAGCAGGGCCGCGCGGACACATGGCGCGCGTTCATCGAGAAAGAGCACCAGCCGAATGAGCGCCGGATCGCGTTGAATATGCGCCGCTACCTGATGGCGGCCGGCGCCCGCGTTGCCAAGCGGGTGGAAGAGCACCTAGGCACCAAGGCCGGCGCGGTGCCGGTCAAGCGCGCGATCGATGATGTGACCCTGGACAAGATCCTGGACGCGGCTGCGGAGCGGGAGCAGATACTGGAGATATTCCGGCCGCTGTTCCGGTCGATGATGGCCGACGCCATCAACGCCGCGTCGGATTCGCTGCCGGTGGATGTGGACCTCAGCGCGGACGTTATCCGCGATCTGGTGACCGCGCGCACCGCCACGATGATCAAGGAGATCCAGGCCACAACCAAGATTCAGGTACGCGCCACCATCGTGGGCGGGCTTGAGGATGGCCTAAGCCGGCAACAGATCCAGCAACGGATTCTGCAGTCGACCACATTCAGCCCCAACCGGGCCATGGTTATTGCGCGCACTGAGACCACCGCCCTGATGAATCAGGCCGGGATCGCGTCGATGAAGGATGCAGAGAGCCAAGGGGTGAAGCTGCAAAAGGAATGGCTCAGCGCCAGGGATGGCCGGGTCAGGGATTCGCACATTGACCTGGACGGCGACCGCGTGCCCGTAGATGGTCAGTTCAGGAGCCCATCAGGTGCCACCGGTAACGGGCCGGGGCAGATGGGCAGCGCTGCCGAGAATGTAAACTGTCGGTGCGTTGCCGTGCCATTCGTGGAAGGAGTGAGCTAAATGTCTGGAGTATTCAAGACCTGGATGATGCGGGCCGAGACCGGCACAGACGGGACCACCAAGGTCATCGCGTCGACCCCGTCGGTTGACCGTTATGGCGACGTGGTCGCACCTGACTGGAAGCTGGACCGATTTGCGGCCAATCCCGTGGTGGTATGGTCTCACGACTACAGCCAGCCGCCGGTTGGTAAGGTGACCGATCTAAGCATGGACGGGGACGCGCTGATCGCTTCCATCAAGTGGGACGACTCAGAGCCCGGCAGCATGGGCGCCACCGTTTCAAGGCAGTTCCGTGAGGGCTACCTATCGGCGGTCTCAGTGGGCTTTGCCCCTTCATCCAGCACACCCCGCAAAGAACTACCCGAAGACCACCCCGCGGCCGGCAAGTCCGGACAATATCTGACCGGGAACGAACTGCTAGAGATCTCAGCGGTGAGCATCCCAGCCAACCCGGAGGCCGTGGCCATCCGCGCCAAGATGTGGGGCCTTGAGCCCGACCCGGTACAAAAGCACATCCTGAACGTCACAGAGGACGAGGACAAGGTGACCATAACCATGGCCAAGGATGAGGCCCCCGCAGAGGATGAGCCCACAGAGGAGCCACCCGCAGAGGCCGAAGAAGCCCCAGAAGAGGAGGCCGCCCAGACGGACTTGTGGGACATCGCACCCGCCAAGGCTGCCCCTGATACTCCCGAGACGGCAGAAGCCAGCACAGACGCCTTGGAGGCCACTGTACGCGCTACCCTGCTGGACTTGCTTGGGTATGATTCCCAGGTACAGGCCGCGGTGGATTCCGCACTAACTGAAGACCCCGCACAGGTGGCCCGCGATGGGTGGGCCGATCTGTTCGACAACGACTAAACCCCGCCCCCATGGGGCAACATCTGGAGACATCATGTCCGACATTACCAACCGTCAAGAGGCCCTGAAGGCTCTGGCCGACATCAAAGCAGAGCAACAGCGTCTTGCCGATTCCGATCGCGAGCTTCGCACTGAGGTCATCGAGAAAATGGCCACAGACATGAAGGCGATCCAGCAACAGATCGCAGAGTCTGCAGCCCCCCGCGTGGAAACCGTCAGTGAGAAAGAGGCCACCTTGCGCCGCTTCATCAACAAGGACGGAAGCGTGGATATGGCTGGCCTATGCACCGATGAGACCGATCGCGGTGAGTGGCATGCTGAATTCAAGCGCCTGGTCGATGACCGCAACTTCTGCCGACTCCTCACGAAGTCCGGCAAGGGTTCCACATCTCTGGACGCAAAGCTGGCTGACCACATGGACAAGGCTCCTGGCATCATTAAGCGCGTGTTCTCCGATGCCTCATCTGTGGGTGAAGACTTCGTGCCCGATGTCTTTCTGCCTGAGCTTGGCCGGAAGTTGTACCAGCCGACCGCCCTTGAAGCGGCGCTGCCATCCTTCGCCATGCCCGGCAAGGAGTTGAAGATTCCCTTCAGTTCGGCAGCCGTTGCGCCCTATCTCAAGTCGGCCGCCACATGGTCCAGCATCACCGCAAGCGACAGCACGACCAGCCAGATCAGCGCGACCGCCAAGAGCTTCGCCGCACGCATCACCGCAGACGAAGACACCGCCGCCGATTCAATCGTGGCAGCGATGGACTATTTTCGCGATGAGTTGGCCACGGCCCTGGGTCATGCCATCGAGGATGCTTGCATAAACGGAGACTCAACGGACGCGCACGCCGATCTACACACGACCGCATCACCGCGGCTGTGGGATGGTTCAGGCCGGTGGAACACCTCTTCAGTGGCTTCCACGGCTGCCGACCATCGCCGGGCCTTCATCGGATTCCGCGCGGCGGCCTTCGATGCCAGCACCGGCAGAGATGCCAACGCAATGAACTATGCGGACATCCTGACCACCCGCGCCACCCTGGGCAGCGGCTATCAGGCATCCAGCGATCTGCTGATGGTTGTGTCTCCGATCGTAATGACGAAGTACCTGCTCCAGCTTGACGAGACGAAGACCCTGGATGTCATGGGCCAAGCGGCTGGTATCCTCAATGGCTCCATCGGTAAGCTTGGCGGAATGGACATCTTGGTAAGTGGGTTTATGACCGACGATCTCAACGCTTCGGGCGTCCACTCAGGCACACCCGCCGATGATATCAAGTCCGGATACGTCATTGTCCACCGTCCAAGCTGGCGCATGGGTAACTACAAGGCCCACACCGTCGACATCGACCGCGAAATTGTGGCCGGTACGGTGGAGATCGTTGCTACACGCCGTAGCTGCCTGATCGACATGTCCAACGGCAACAAGTCAGTGGCCTACGGCTACAACGTCGCAACCAGCTAGGGGTGAGAGATGCCGATTCTACAGTTCAAGGGCTTTGCCCATACCGACCTATACAATGGTCCGATCGGACGGTTCACCAAGGGCCAGGAGCGGGAGGTATCCGATAAGGATGCTGCCTACCTTCTGGAGACCTTCGGTGATGCTTTCGAGGCTGTAGGGTCGGCACCATCCAAGCCAGCCAAGACGCGCGCGGTCAAGAGCCCAACAAAGCGACGGGCCGCGCCGTCTAAGCCGAAGAAGGGGGAGTGATGAAACTCAAAAGCACAGCCACAGGGGAGTGGCCCGCGGGCACACACTGGACCCCCGGAGAGGTGCGGGACATCGAGGTATCCAAGGATGCCGAGGTCCCCGCATGGCTCAAACCAGCCAAGGCCACCAAGGCCGCTAAGCCTGCCAAGGCTGAGGGATAGGGGGATGGCTATAGCCACGGCGGCACAGGTTCGCGCGTATATTCGCGGCCTGACCGGGACCACTGAGGACACTACGCTGGACACACTGATCGCCCGGTGCGATTCGGTGTTTGCGTCGTACCTTGGTTTTGGGCCGCCGTGGCCAACCTCCGGAGATCCCACCATCGAGGACACGTCGTATACCTTGATCCTGGATGGCCCTGGTGGGCGGTCTTTGCGCTTGCCCGTGCATCCGATCCAATCGGTGACCAGCATCCACGACTCAGACGATCGGCTGTATAGCTCAGCCGACCTGATACCGTCCGGGGATTACACGGTCTACGGGGACGAGGGGATCGTATACCTGGACGACGATGGCACCACCGATGCATGGTCTAAGGTCAAGCGCGGGATCAAGGTGGTGGCGGTCCTGGGTTGGGCGACTATCCCCGACTCCATCGTCCATGCCTGTTGTCTGCAGGTAGCGCACTGGTACAACGCCCGGGACCATATCGGGCGAACCAACATCTCACAGGGTGGGGGCTCGATCGCGGTGCGTAATCTGGGCTTGCTGCCTGAAGTAAAAGAGGCCCTGGCCGCTCATCGCCTGGCCACCGCCTGGGTGGCCTGATGGCGACCGCAATAACGATTGAGCAGTGGGCTGCGCACCTGAAGCGAATGGTCCGGACGGGTGCCATCAAGAAAGGCCTGATGACGGCCGCGTTAGGGCTCGCCAAAGAGGGTGAACGGCACGCTATGTTCGGTGTGACCAATAAGCCCGGCGGCCTCCGGGTCCGGACTGGCGCGCTGAGGGACTCCCTACACGGCACGGCGGTAACGGACTCTGATGGAGTCAACGTAATCCTGAGCAGTGGCAAGGGCCCGTCTGGATTCGGTGCGGTGCCGTATGCGCGCATCCATGAGGAAGGCGGGCCGGTAGATGTCCGCAGGCACACCCGGTCTGTAGTCTACGGGCGCCGGGTCGATCCGTTCCAGGTGGGGCCGTACCAGATGAACATGCCACCGCGGCCGTTCCTGCAGCCCGCGCTGGAGCACATCGAGCCAATAGCAGACCGGGTAATCTCCGATGAGATCGCGCGCGTCCTGGGTGGTGGACGATGAGCAAAGAGCGCACGATCCTGGCAGCCATCCAGACACAGATCAAAAACGTCAACGGGTCGGGGTCGTATACGTTCAACCTGAGCGGAGCGGACCAGGTGGTCTTGGGTGAAGCGTTCCAGCCTCACCGGATCCCCGGATGTTACGTCTATTTTCTGAACGTCACAACCGCCCAGACCCCCGGCACCACGGTGCTGACCCGCTACGATCGGACCATGAATTGCCAGATCGAGGCGTGGACCGCAGCCGAGAACAGCACGCCAGCCAATGCAGCACTGGAGGCGGTCGATCTGATGGACGACATCATGAGAGCCCTGGAGGCCGACCGCAGCCTGGACGGCAACGTGCGAGACATAGAGATCAGCGCGTCCAGCTTGGACGGCCAGGAATTGGATCGCCCCGGCTTGGGGCTCTGCATTTTGCAACTGGTCGTGCGTTACACTGAGACCGCAGGAGCTTAGGCATGGCATGGTTTGACTCAGCATGGAAGCGACGCGCCCCGATAGCTGTGGACCTCCACGCGGGCGCCGGCACGGTCGATATCTCAGCGAGCATACCGAGCGACTGGCCCGCGTTCTGGGACAACGTGATGACCAACGGGAACGACATCCGCGTGACCGATGGCACGGGTGCCTTGCTGACGTATCAGATCACATCGTGGAACCACTCCAACAAGGCGGGAACGATCGAGATCGACAACTGGGTCTCGCCAAACGTCACAGCGGCCACCAATATATGGCTCTACTGGGACAACGATGCGGACCCATCCAGCGCCGCCGGATCGTTTACCGTCAGCAGCGCAAAGAACGGATACATCGAAATCGGGGCCCCCGGTACAGGGTCTGAGCTTGTGATTACCGCGCGCCCAGAGCCAGCGGGATCCCAGAACCCCCGGCTGGAGTTTTCGAAGACACCGAACGAGATACAGCATGTGTGGTGGAACCTGCTCCCGGTGCTGCTGAAACGGCGCACGCCAGGGAACGGATCCCGGCTGTTGGAAGAGATCGAAACGGCCACCTATACGGTGACGCACTCGGACGGCACAGACACCACCAGCGCCATGGCCATTACCGGCGACATGCGCACCCTGCATCCAGCGTGGATCCGGACACCTATCCAGGGCGGATCCTCTACGGCTAACTACGTGCTGACTCTGCAGGTCACGACCACCGGCCCCCGGACTCTAAACTTTCACTGCACTTTCAAGGTGCAAACCATCAAAGCACCTACCCCCTAATCGGAGATCATCATGGCTAGTATTTACCACGGACGGGGCGCGGCCCTGGGCATTGGCGAGGAATCGACTTGGGGCACGGCCGTCAGTCGCGTTAACTGGCGCCCCGCTATCAGCTCAAACCTCTTGCGGACTGTTGAGCGTGTACCACGCCCCAACATGAGGACCGGCGCCGCGGGTGCGATGCGTCGGAATCATTACACTCAAGCCGATAACGCGGGCGGTGGTGTATCCATCGAGCTGACGTACGAGAACTGCGGCATGTGGGTCAAGCATCTGATGGGCGCTGCAGCGACCACCGGATCCAGCCCGTACACCCACACCTACACCCTTGGCACCTTGCCCACTGGGTTGACCATCGAGAACGTCCGCGGGTCAGGGACCAGCGAGGTATTCGAGGGGTGCAAGGTGAACTCAGGTAGTTTCTCGGTCTCGTCTGGTGGTGTGATGTCGCTGGATATGGACATCATCGCCGAGACATCCGCCACCCGTGGCACGGCCGCCACGCCGTCATACGGTGCCGGGGATACGGCTGTGCTCCATAGCCACGCGGGTCAACTGAGCTTCAACAGCGCGAACTACGACCTGGTCGACATGTCGGTAACGGTCAACAACAACCTGACCCGGCGCCAGCTACTTGGCTCAGCGGTGACGAAAGAGCCCAAGCGATCCGACTTCCAGTCGGTGGAGATGTCCGTGACCCTGGAAGTGGAGGACGCGCTGTATCAGGCGCTGATCGCCGGCACACAGGGCGATGCGGTTATCGCCTTCACCAGCGGATCGCTGAGCGCCACCTTCACCCTTTCAAACGCTTTTTTGACCGAAGCAAGCGACCCTGTGACCAGCGCGGGAATCATTTCCCAAAGTCTTACCTTTGTCGGTGAGTCTGACGGGTCGGACGAGGGCCTGAGCATCGCAATTGTGAACACCAACAGCAGCGCCACGGGCGGCTGATTTAGCTCTGGGGAGGGCACAACATGACAACGATACTTCACGCGATCCAGTCCGCAGCTACCGATACGGTGGAGGCGGCTGGCATGCACTGGAAAGTCCGGAAGGTCTGCAGCGCTGACTTGGCGAAGGTGGGCTTCGCGGCCTTGGCAATGACAAGCGCGGCACAGGCGGCACAGGAGAGCACAGAAGGGGCCACGCCTCAGGACGTGCTCAACAAGGTGACCCCCAAGCAAGCGGAGCAACTGGCAGGCCTACAGGACGCCACCGCGGCCGCGGGAATCACCGCGGTATCAGAGGACGGCGAAAGCTGGGAGCCTCTCAAGCTGGTCATCGACCCCAAGCGGGAAGACCCGGACGCGGGGGTGCTGTGTGTCAACAGTCTGCCCGCGGGGGTGGTCACTGAATGCTTTACGGCCATCATGGCCCTGAGCACCGACGACGGGAGAGCAGCCGACCGGCTGCGGTCCTTTCGAGAACCAGCCGGATCTCCTGCTGGGGGTGTGGATGTTGGCGACCAAGACGGGCCACTGGCCGCACGAAGTTCTGGAGCTTGACGTATGGCAGATAAGCTTTGCAATGATGTGCTACCAGCAAGCGGATGCGACAAGCTCCCAGCTATTGGAGCGCCTCGCGCGGAGCGGGTCCCCAGTATTCCCGACCGTCTGCCTAAAGTCCGGCTGAGGGAGTAGGGCATGGCTAATGACACCATCCAAAAGATTCTACGGCTACGGGATGAAGCGTCCAGACCTCTGCTAAAAATGGCGCTGGCCGCGCAGAAGGCAGCCGGCAGCGTTGGTGATTTGGACAAGGACGTGGCCGCGTTTGAAAAAGCGCTGGCCAGCCTGGACGATGAAGCCAAGAAGGCAGCCGATGGGCTTGAAGATGTTGCGGATTCTACCGATAAGGTAGGCACCGCATCCAAGAAAGCCCACAAGGATAACAGCGCTATGGCGGGGTTTATGGGCGGCATGGGTGCCGCTGCCATGACCAAAGCGATCGAGGGGGCTCAGGCCCTGGCCAAGGCCTACCTGGGATTAGGCGTCTCTGCTGTTCAGGTGGGCGCAAAGATGGAGAGCTTCGAGGCCCGTCTATCTACCCTGTTGGGCTCCACAGAGGCAGCCAGGGACCGCCTGGATGAGCTGTTTAAAATCGGGTCGACTACCCCGTTTGAGCTTGGGCAGCTTGTTGAGGCAGAGGCTACGCTGGTAGCCTTCGGTGTGGAGGCGGACAAGTGGCGGAAGCCCGTCATGGACCTGGCCGGGTCGATGAATATGGACCTGGTAGAGGCCGCTCAGGCGGTGGGCCGTGCCTTTGCCGGTGGTGCTGGCGCCGCTGATATACTCCGCGATCGTGGCATCATGAACCTGGTCCAACTCCAGACCGGGATCAAGGCCACGGAGATGTCGGCAAAGGATTTCCAGGCGGCTCTATTCGAGGTCTTCACGGATCCGAAGGGAACGATTGCGGGCGGTACGGACAAGCTGGCTGGCACGTTTTCCGGCCTGCTTTCAAACCTGGCTGATGCGTGGTTTAAGTTTCAGAAGGAGATCGCGGACGCGGGGCTGTTTACCCATGCCAAGGCCGCGGTGATTGTCCTGCTGGAGAAAATCGGGGAAGGCCAAGACGCCACAAAGGAATGGGCAGGCTTTCTATCCACCGAACTGGTGGAATCATTTATGACGATCGCACAGGCCACAATCCGGATCGCCCAGTCACTTATGACGGTGTCGATGATCGTCCCCGTCATCGAGAACGCTGTTCGGTCGGTGGTGGGGATGTTCCAGCAGGTGATGGTGGTCATCGGTGAAATCGTCCTAAAGCTCTTGGAGCTTGATGTGGCCCTTGGCGGGGCATTCAGTGAGAAGGGCCCCCAGCAGGCAGAGGCAGACCTGAGAGCGTGGGAGGCCTCCCTGAGGGACTCCAAGGTGGCCCTGTTGGAGAATGAGCAGGCGTTTCTACAGAACCGCATGGAAATGCAGCTACTGATCGGCCGCATTGGTGAGATGAACAAGGCCTCAGACGTATTTGATGAAATACGCGCAAAGGCGGAAGAACTAGAAAAAGCCCTTCAGATTGAGGCAGAGATCAAGGTCAATCAGTCCGCGCTCAATGACCTGCGGGAGCAGCTTGGTCTTGGCCGGGCCGATACGGGATCGTTCACCGTCAAAGGGGCCGCCCCCACGATGGCCCCTAAGGGGACCGGAAAGTCCAGAGGGGCCAAAGAGCTTGATACCCTCACAAAGCAGGTGGAGGGCCTGGTAAAAAAGGCGTTCCCTGTGTCCCAGTTGGACCAGGCGGCCAACCTCCTGACGGCCCTGGAAAGCGCGCGAGACAACGCCAGACGGTCACGCAAAGCATCATTTGATGCGCTGATCGTCGACGCGCGCCGCGCAAAGGACCAGATCGAAAAGGTAGAAATTGCCAAGGCGTTCAAGAAAATCAGCCGGGAGATGTCCAAGGACCTGGACTCGATCGAGTCTGTAGCCGGAGGTATCGAGGCCGGGATCGCTGAGACCATCGCAGCAATGGAGGCCGCGGTCGCCGATATGTGGATGGCTCTGCGGGAGTCTATATCTAAGGGCGTCCAGGGTGTGGTTCAAAGCATGACCGACCTGGGTGGGTTTATTGGCGGTCTTGGCCCGGAGGGTGCCGCGGTGAGCGCGCTGGGCGGTCTGGGTCAACAGGCAGCCGCACAACAGGACAGAACCCTATCGGAGCTTGAAGCGGCAAAGGATGAGCGCGCCAGGCTTCGCGAGTCCGGTGGCAGCGCTGCAGAAATGAAGGCAAACCGGGAGCTAATCCGGACCCTGGAGGAACAGGCAGAGCAGGGCGGCATGGCCACGATGGTGGAGGCCAACGTGAAGGGCTTTGTGGAGGGTTTCAAGGTGCTCCTGCATGAACTGCCGGACGTGATTGGGGATGTCTTTCCCCGGCTTATCGGTGAGGGTGTCCCGGCATTGATTGCCGGAATCATCCAGGCCACCCCTAAAATCGCCTTTGCCTTTTTGGTCCGGATGCCGATGGCCTTCGCCAAGGGATTCGTGGAGGGCTTCGCATCCGTATGGGATAAGATCGTGTCCTTTTTCTCCAGGTCATTCAGCGCCGTTATCTCTGCCATCTCTGGGGGCATCATAGATGAGGAGGGGAACCTGGACGTATTAGAGGCCGGCAAGGCTGCCGGGGGTGCCGCTACAGGCGCCGCGGTAGGCTTTGCAGTTGGTGGCCCGGTGGGTGCCGCTATCGGTGGCCTCCTGGGCTTGGCTGGCGGGATGGCATTCCAGACCGGTGGCGTGGTCAATCGCACGGGCATGGCTCTGGTACATGCCAATGAGCGGATCTTACCGACATCCGGTGCGGTGCCTCAGAGTGCCCGGCAGATGCTATCGATGGGCGGTGGTGGTGGTGGCGGTCCTGTCATCCACATCCACACCAACGTGGTCGATCCGAACGCGATCGACGCCTTGGGCCGCCAATTACAGCGCCACTTCGGAAGCATGGGACGCGCGACCCTGCCGATATTTGGGGGCAGATAATGGGAAACCCGGCGCTGTATTATTATCCGACCACCGCCCACGATGCGGGCACGGTTGGGCTCCTGGAGAAAGTCGATTTCGGAGAGCCGATATCAGACATCCAGATCACCCCGATCCGGCGGGTATCCGATACGGTGGCCCTGAGCGGGTACACCTCGCGCACATCCTGGACCAGCGGGATCGCGGTGCGGATAGTCCTGGAGCGGTTCACCGATGACGAATTGGCGCGGGATCTCTACAGCTTCAGCAGCCATGCCGAACGGGGCAAGGCCTTCGGATTTGCTCGCGACTCAGCCAAGGCCGTGGCAGTCGTACCGGCTGGCGAGTGGAACCGCGGGAGCACATCGCTGGCTGGTCTGGGGAACATATTCCGCAAATGGGAATCCAGCGCCGACCTGGCCGCGGATGACATCGTACACATCAGCGGACCAAGCC